TTTGACGCTGTGTTCCAAGTAATCCGCATTATATTTGGGATTCGATGAAATCACAGAGAACGGTCTACCAAGCTCTTTCTCTCTCAATTCTTCCGTCTCCCGCATTTTTTCGAGCATATACCGGAAATTTTCGGGGTAGTATTTATACAGATATGCGAAATTCAAATACGAAGACATGGGGCAATACATACAACCGCAGCGCTTGTTGGTTTTGTAGTAGTTGTTGAAAATCGGCTGTGTCTTTGCCCATTCCAAAATCACATCCTCGTTAATGCCGTTTTCTGCGAGAGGGTATATCTCTAACTTTTTGGAACTCAACCGCTTGTTAAAACGGTGTTCTTCATCGGCGCAATAGCCTATGTAATGCACTACATAAAAACCGACTTCGTTCAGCCATTCGGATAGTTGCCGCTTTGCATCAAGTTTATAGTGACCGTTACACCATCTTACTTTTCTTGTTGGGAAACCGCATTTATCATACAATTCTTCCCACGTTTTCCTCGGCTTGATTCGCACAAATTGGATGCCAGCTCGCTTGCACTCCGTTTCCATATAGTCGATAACGTTATGTATAAACGGGTAGTCGATTTCGAGTTCAAAGTGAACCACGCCGTCAAGCGGGTATCTGTCCAGATTGTGCAGTATGTAATTGAGCATATACAGGCTATCTTTTCCGCCAGATACGCTTGCCCAGTATGATGGGCGCAATGCAATTGCTTTGTCTGAGTCAGTCATTGTCGGTTACCTCCGTGAGCCAGTAGTCTTTACGGCACTCTCGATAAAAAAACCAACCCTGAACTGGGTAAAACTTCATATTTTGATTTTCTTAGATGTGTGGGAACACCTCATATACACTGACATACAGCATTCCCGACTTATAATCAGCGTATTCTACCGGACGCTTTTGTTCATAAACCTTCACATTCGAACCATCATCTGCCGTAAGCCAGAGATATTTGACATGCTCAGCATAGCGAGGGTCTTTTGCGCGATACATTTGCCCTTCTTTGATTTTGAGGCGGCGCATACAGGCTTGGACGCGGGAAAACTCAACAAATGCACCATAGTCACCAATCACAATACGGTTGTACCCGTTGGCAATGACTGTGCCATCAGCGGTTTCGAGCGAAATCGTGTCACCGGACACATTGCACCATTTCGGCAATGCCTTTTGAAACTCGGCTCGCACATCGCAGAAAAAGGTGCGCGGGATAGGCTTGTATCCATAATCTCGGGCAAGTTGCTCTTGATATTTGAGCATCCGAGCGCCGACTTCTGAAATTCTATGCTTCATCGATTACTCCTGACTCAGCATCTGCGCAGAAGCAACTTCCCGAATATTGCGATTCTCTTTTTCGGGAGCCGACACAATGCGGCGATGAGAGCGCATCAGCGTCAATACGCGATTACGGAGCTTTTCATCTTTGATAAGCTGAGCAACCTGTTTGATTTCCGATTCACGCAGATACATTGTACTGTTGATGAGAACACCATGTACCTCGCCGTTCTCTGAACTCTCCTCGACTTTATCGACATTGTCATAGGCGTAAATCACATCAACATCAATGGTGACGGACGCTCTCTCAAGAAGTTCAGTCCCTCCTTGAGTTACCAGCCACTTGTGTGTGTAGCTTTCGTCAGAAATGTATGTTTTGCCAATGAGTTCCAGCGGCGGTGAAACAAGATGGTTTGTGGAATAGCGGATATGGTCTTCGCTTTCGTTGAGATTATCCTGCCAAAGGCGCATCGGCTTGATGTTTTTGTCTTTGAAGTGAACATAGGTGTCCCGAATGAATGTGGAGATGGTCCGTTCAATGTGGTCGATTTCCGGCATTTCTTCCACGTTGCGGAAAACAAAGCGCGTAGACTTGCCCTCGCCGTACTCTTCGTCGTCCGTCACATAACGAATCTTTTCCAGCACAAACTTTGGTTCCAATGCTGTTTTAACTGTTTCAAGAGAAAATACATTCCACTTCATTCGGCTGTCCTCCACTTCTTTTCCCATTGGTCATACTCAGAAATTTCCCGCTTTACGATTTTGCCGTCTTTTTTGTATAAGGTGATTCGCTGTGCATAGTCGGCAGAGTGTTTCAGCAGCCGCTGCAATGCTTCTTCCTCGGAAGTTGCCTTTGTAACTCCGTAATAGGAGCCACCGGACCCCAAAACATCAGGCTCATACCAGCCTGTCTCGTAGTATGTAGTCTGTTCTGTTGTTTCATCCAGAACGGCCTTCCCCTGCTCGCCATAATCACCCGTATAGTAGCTGCGGATGATGTTAGCGGCATGGTCATTTCCCTGTTGCTCATAGGTTTCGGCAATGAGCTCGACATAAGCCCTGAATTTTTCCTCGTCACCTTCACGATGCGCGGCGATGAGCATTCCGATGGCCACAGCGCTTATATTATTCACGAAATCACCCCCTGAGTTAATTTCAAAAATGGTACTCCAGCCGGGAGTTGAACCCGGAGAAAACAGAGTTTGAATCTGCCGCGTATGCCAATTTCGCCACTGGAGCATAGTATGTCATCCGCAAAAGCAGACGACAGTTGCATGGCTTGATTTTACAGCGAATATCACATTTTATCGCTGTTTTTATACTTGTATTATACCATATTTGGACGCGGATTTGTAGCGAGTACAAGTATGATTCACAAACAATTAACATCTGAGCGAGTCGCATTTTGTGCGCTTGCTTGTCGTATTCGTCTGGCGCGAATCAGTGCTGAATCTGCCTCGAATCTGCCCCGTCAGAAAACAGGCAAAAGCAACAGCAACACAAACGCGAGTCTTTGCAAGTTTCAGAAATAGCGCTTTCCTCGGCTCAGGACTTGCTCTCTGCGGGCGCTGGCGTCCAGTATAAGAGTGTTCCGAGGATATCGCACATCGGTGCCGCCTCGAAGACGCAAAGCGTTTCCAGAGCATCTCTGAGGCGCTGCTCGTAATCTGTACGCAGCATATCAAGGAGAACCAGCACCTTGTAGGAGCCGGAAGGCGCTTTCAGAACGGGAGATTCGGATGCTGAATTCTCAGTAGGGTCATTCTCCCATCCGCAGGTGATGAGATAGTCATACAGAGCATAGGGGTTTACGGCAGAGACTGTCTTTCTGCCATCAAGCATCTTGTAGGCACGAAGATACTTGGCTTCTCGCGCAAGGTCTTTGCTTGTGAGAGGATACGGGATTCGGTTAAGGTCCATGTTGCTGACGAGGTCTGAGCGTTTTACCTTGACGGCAATGTCGTTTTGCTTAACACGCCAGATATACTCTGCGTAGGTCATATCTTTTTCCCGAGTCAGTACAGAGACCGCCTCAGCCACTTCCTGAGGGAATTCCGCTCTGATGGTATCTATCGTGGTGCCGGTATCCTCCACCGTGTCGTGCAGGTAGGCGGCAGCTTTCACCAGCGGGTCAGGCTCAACGCCGTCTGCGACAACGGCCACATGCGCCGTGAAGTAGTCTTCCCCTGCCTTGTCGGTCTGGCCCTTGTGCGCCATCATGGCGAATGCCTTTGCTTTCTCAATATAATCAATCATTCGTATCACCTTTCTTTGGTTTGTAAGCAGCACCATGCGGGTCTGCCGGGCAATAAAAAAGGCTTGCCAGTTTCCCGGCAAGCCTCGATAGATTCAGGTCTTTGCGGACCTTTGTTGTAGTGTTGGAAACGGAAGATTTACTCCGCAGCGCCCTCAACGATTACGACCTCAGCCTCGGTCTCCTTAGGCATGTCGGCATCTTCCTGCTTGGTGTCGGTGCTGTCCTCGGAAGTCTCGGCAGACTTCTCGGTCTCAGCAGACTCAACAGGAGCGGCAGGCTCGGCAGGAGTCTCAGCAGGTACAGCGGGCTCAACAGGAGCAACGGACTCGGCAGGAGTTTCAGCAGGTACAGCAGACTCAACCGGAGTCTCTGCGACATAGGTCTCGGCGTTGATGCTCTCGGCGCTCATTTCCTGCGCCGGAACCTCGACAACAGCCTCAGTCCCGGCTACGATAGGGTTTGCAGCCACCTTGGCACTTGCGGGCAGACGAGCGATGGACTCAGTCTTGGTCTCGCCGCAGCCAGTGCAAGTGTAGGTCTTGACACCCTCATGCTCAGTGGTAGGCTCGGTGGTAACGACACCGTTATCCCAAGTATGGTCTTTTTTGGGCGTGGTAGAGAGAACGGTGCTCACTTCACCGCAGACGGTGCAGTAGATTTCGGTGCGACCCTCTTCCTTGCAGGTAGGCTCAATGACACGCATCTCGGCATGGTGACCGGTGGAGTGTACAATGTTGTCCTTGTAGGAGAAGCTGTCATCTTCGTTGCACTTGTGCATCGTGTAGCCGTCCTCGGTGCAAGTCGGCGGGACAACGGTAACAGTGAAGGTGTACTTGGTGGGCAGGACCTTTTCGGTCATGGTCGCATCGCAGTTCTTGCAATGCAGGGTCTTGACGCCGTACTCGTCATGAGTGGGCTGGGTAGTGATGACACCCTCATCCCAGATATGACCAGTACCACCGTAGGAGTAGGTCATGGTATGGGAAGCATCGCGCTTGCAGTGCATCAGCATAGTGCCCGGCTCGGTGCAGGTAGCCTTTTTCAGGCATTCGGTGTGCTCGAAGTCCCAGTCGTGGCTGCCGATAGCGGGCATAGGAACGAGAATTTTGCTGTCGCAGCCATCATTGGTGCAGTACATCCAACGCTCGCCCTCAGTCTCGCAAGAGGGCTCCTTGACGATTTCACCAAGACCCGTGTACTCATGGACATGGACCTTGGCAATGCTCTCGGTCTTGGTCTTGTTGCAGACGGTGCAGGTATAGGTCTTGATGCCCGGCTCGGTGGCAGTAGGCTCCTTGGTGATAACACCCTCGTCCCACTGATGCTCCTCATTGACGGGGATATCGCGGACATGCTGCTTATCGTTGCAGCGTTCACAGACCTTATCTACGCTGCCAGCGTCCTTGCAGGTGGCGGGAGTAGTGACTTCCTTGTACTCATGACCCAGTGCAGGGACGATGTTGTCCTTGAAGGACTTGGTGGCATCTTCCACGCACTCGTGCATGGTATAGCCGTCCTCAGTGCAGGTAGGAGCGACCACGGTCTCGTTGTAGGTGTAACCCAGAGCCGGAATGCTCTCGGTGTAGGTATCACCACAGTTGTGGCAGGTGAAGGTCTTGACACCGTTCTCGGTGTAGGTGGGCTTGGTGGTCACAACGCCGTCATCGTAATCGTGACCGGTTGCGGGGATGACCTCGGTGTAGGTATGGCTCTTGTCGTTCTGGCAAGTGAAGGTCTTGACGCCATCCTCAGTGCAGGTAGCAGCCTTGGTGACAACGCCGTCATCGTAGTTATGACCAAGCGCGGCAATCTCCTCGGTCTTAGTCTCGGTGCAGCCATCGTTCAGGCACTTGTAGGTCTTCACGCCGGAAGCCTCACAGGTAGCGGGCGTGGTGACAGTACCATCATCCCACTTGTGACCCACAGCCGGGATGACCTCAGTCTTGGTCGCGCCGTCACGAGAGCAGGTAAAGGTCTTGACGCCATCCTCAGTGCAGGTAGCAGCCTTGGTGACGACACCCTCGCCCCAATCATGGTCCAGAGCGTCCACGAAATCGCGGTTCTCGGTCAGCGTGGCGTCCTGGTCGCAGATGTAGACGGTGTAGCCCTGCTCAGTGCAGGTGGGAGCAACCGTATCACCCTTGTGCCAAGTCTTCTCCACCATCGGGATATCCTCGGTATAGGTATCACCGCAAGCAGAGCAGGTAAAGGTCTTGACGCCCTTCTCGTAGATGGTCGCTTCCTTGGTCACAACACCCTCATCATAGGTGTGCGGGGTCTTGTCGGTGAAATCGCCCTTGTAAGTAAGACCCGGAACCTCATTGCACTCATAGATGGTATAGCCCTCGGAAGTGCAGGTGGGAGCAACGACCTGCAGGATGTGGTAGGTCTTGTCCAGAGAAGGAATCTCCTCAGTACGGGTCTCACCGCAATCCTTGCACTTGAAGGTCTTGATGCCGGTCTCAGTGTAGGTGGCAGCTTTCGTCACGGTGCCGTTATCCCAGCTATGACCCTTGGCGGCAACATAGTTGTCGTTGTAGTTCATACCGCCCCACTCGTTGCAGATATGCTCATCATAGCCCTGCGTGGTGCAGGTGGCGTCATGATGGCGTACGGTGAAGGTGTAGACGGGCTGAGACTTCTTCTCGGCAGGAGCGACAGCGGGAGTCACAGCAGCAGGCTTCTGGGCAGGAGTCTTGGTGCCGGTGGTGGTTTTATGGGTGTTGTAGACGGGAGCCTTAGCGGGACCGTCCTTAGTAGAAACATTGTCGGGGTTCGTGTTCTGGCTGGCGGCGGGCTTCTCAGCCTTGTCGGAAGCGGCCTCAGACTCAGCGGTCTTGTTCTCGGTGTTGGCAGCATCGGAATCGGGCTTGCTCTCAGCCTTGCTCTCGGACGCCGCCGCGCTGGTATCTTCCTTCTCGGCAGTGTCAGGGGTTTCGGACTGTGCGGTGCTTGCGGAATCGCTCAGGCTGGTGGAAGGAGCAGAAGAGGCAGCATCCTGATTCTTCTTGCCCTTACATCCGGTAACAGAGATTGCGACTGTAGCAGCCATGGCAACTGCAAGCACATTCTTCATCATAGACTTTTTGCGCATGATTTTACTTCTCCTTTTTACTGTGTGGGGTGAGTCCCCACATCAACGAAACGATGTGAAGAGCGGAGGACTTCTGATATTTCGTTTTCCCTGTCGCTCTATATGCATTATACCACATTTTTCCTTGAAAGTGTACTGAGTACAACCATGATTAACGTAATGTTCACAAATCGCAACAGAATCCGAGAGGCTCCTATCGGGGAAAAAACGATTCTGGTACGATGAAAAGAAGCGCAAATATATAAAAAGCAGCCGGGTACAGAGTGTATCCGACTGCTGATGGCGGATAGGGTAGGATTCGAACCCACGGACGCGGATGCATCTCTGGTTTTCAAGACCAGTTCCATAAACCACTCGGACACCTATCCAAGAATCAGAGAGTGTTAGCCGCAGAAATCTGCGTTGCCCGCCATCTACCGCGTGGAGGTCGCTCTCAAAAGATGGCTGACGAGACGAATTTGTCTCGCCCATGCCGCAGCCATTTTCGCCACTCGGCATGATGTTTTCGGCTTGACGTAACCCTGTGTAAATGACCCTCAGGTGGGGGCGGTGCGGGCAGGATTATCGTCTTCGTGGTGTAGTTAAGGAGTACCGCACCAAATAAATGACCGTACTGCGCTTGTGTAACAGTACAATGCACGCCCAGAGACGATTTCCAAGATGGAGATGTGTCTGGTGGTGGAAGCAAAGGGATTCGAACCCTCGACCCCCTGCTTGCAAAGCAGGTGCTCTCCCAGCTGAGCTATGCCCCCATGATGGCGGGAAGGACCCGCCAGTAATTACGCGTAGTGAAGTTCGCCGTACTGTTTGACCTCGCGCTCCAGATGCAGCGGAATGGTCTTGTCGCTCTTCTGCGTGATATCCTCACGTGCCAAAAGGCGCTCATCGACGCCAGCTGCCTGCAGAACTTCGTACAGGTTCGAGGGACCGGTGCCGTCGTAACCCGCAGTTAAGCCATTGACCTGCAAAGCGAAGCCGTGCAGATGCGGTGCCAGACCCGGTACAAAATCGAGTTCAACAACGACTTCGTTACTATTCTCGTTCATGCGCTTGACCGAGAGAGCACGGATGTTCTGACTTCCGAAGGCCTCAATCAGCTTCTTAGCCGCCGCTGCGGTTTCAATCGTTGATGTGCCTTCGACATTGATAATTGCCTGCTCCATCGGAATCATCTCCTTCCTACTTAGAGTTGTCATGCGCTATAGCAGATAACGCTCTGCCGTGCGGGGCTTTACGTTGCCCATTCGTGTTCGGTTCCGGCTACGACGACTTCCGTAAGGACTTAGCCAACCGTCAGCAAGTGCATGCCCCCGCTGACAGCTTCTTGGGCGGTTTCTCAAAGAGCGCGTCACCCAATCGGACCGTGGAGCTTGATGGCAGACTCGAACTGCCGACCTGCGCGTTACGAATGCACTGCTCTACCAACTGAGCTAACCAAGCACGGTAGGGTGTTTTATGCTGGTTATCACCCCTCAGCGAGGAAGCCAACCTCGCGTCCAGCACCATCCGGTAGCAACCCCGGAGGATTCTGCGCTGTATCCTCTCCGATGTTTTTCAGCACCATTCGCGACTGATGCCGAGACTTTCGGATATCTTCAGGTGCAGCACCTGTTTGCCGATTGATTTTTTGGCTGTCCGTTGGCATTCGACAGCGGACCACAAGTGGACCATGCTCGCCAAATTTAATGTCGTGGCGTACGGTGACGGCGACGGTGGAGCGGGCAGCGGGATTCGAACCCGCGTGACCAGCTTGGAAGGCTAGTGTATTAACCCCTATACGATGCCTGCATGAGAAAAAGCGGGTGAACCCTCTCTTAGCCCCGCCATGATGTCCGTTTAGTAGGTCGTCATCCCCGAAACATCATCTTTATGTCTCTTAGCGATTCCGCGAATCTCTGCGTGGACGATACGAAAGAATCCGGAAAAGCATTTTGGACACTGGTCAACTTCAATTCAAGCCCTGCCGTTACTTCCCTGTCAATTCGGGTCAACGGAATGCTATGGGCTGTGTAAGACTGCGGCAAACTTACCAGATGCCGCGCAGCAGTCTCGCCTTTTTCGGCTATGTCGCGTCTGGCTGCGCCCCGGCTTAACGGGGATGCTCGTACGATGCATGCTTAGCGGGACGAGATTTGTTGTTTCTGCGCCGAAGCACAAGAGGAAGCACTCGCCCACATGGCTTCCTGACCGTTTAGGATACCGTTTGCACAGGGAATGCAATGCGGTTCCTGAAAGGACATTCGTCAGTGACAAGCATAGTCGCTGTCCACCACCCGCCGCGTGGAGGCTGTCCCATCGGGTGGCTGAGTGCGCCGAGGTATGGACGCACTCAGATAGGCGCTACCTATTATGGTGTTTTAAGGCGGGAGCTGCCCGCCATCAGGCAAATCAGTACATCGGTGTGACCCTTTCCTTGATTTTGACATTCGGACGCGGTAATTACTGCATCGGAGTGCCCTCCCTGTTTTATTTGACTTGCTAGAATCGCTTCCAACAGGTCATGGCTCTGGCAGGTGGAGTTGAACCACCTTTTCCCGTGCGCTGCGGGCGAATTAACCATGGTGCATTGCAACCTTCGTATTCGATACCAGAATATTTCGGTCATTTTACGTCTGACCGATTGACATGAATAGCCGGTTTAACGTCATGGCATGGACGATGGGTGCGGAGACAGGACTCGAACCTGCAACCGCCAGCGTATGGGGCTGGTAAGCTACCTTTGCTATACTCCGCGTGGCGGGTCGTACTGGGTTCGAACCAGCGATGCTCGGATTAACAGTCCGATGCTCTGCCGACTGAGCTAACGACCCAAGAGAAAAGACATTCGCCACGGGGAGCTCAATACCCGTGTTACCGCCGCTCGCCGCGAGGAGGCTGTCTTTATGAGCGGCAACTCTTATGGGATGCCAGATACGATGCTTGCTGCCGCTCTACAACCAGCTGCAAGCAGATGTGTATGTAAGTGTGTGTAAAACTATGATGTTGTTTCGGAGCATATCTGGTATCTTCTAAGAGTTTTATGTTATCTGCGAAGATGTTTGCCAAGCTAAGGGAGGTTAAGCCTGTTGCCCGATGCCGACCGCGTGGAGGTCATCTTCTCGGCATCAGCTTCTGACAGGATTCGAACCTGTGACCCGCTGCTTACAAAACAGCTGCTCTGTCAACTGAGCTACAGAAGCATATTCAGGAGAAGTAACTCTCCCGAAAAATAGGTAAATTACCCTTCTACCAATTATCTGCAATTCGCATATTTTGTCAACACAAAAGTGCCACATACAGTGTCCAGAACGGAAAATGTTGTGCATAAGCACAACATATAGTGCTTTCCGTTTCTGTACTTGCATTATACCATATTTTGGCGTGAATGTGTATCAAATACAAGTATGATTTACAAAATGTTCAAACACTTTTCCGGACTCGATGCGTTCCGGAAATCGCAGACTCTTGTTGCCGACGCGGTGCATCCGGTGGTCGATGACATCAGAACGGCGCATCTGTTCCGCGTTTACGCAAAAGCCTGTACCGTAGTATTGCATGTAGTTACTTCGTTGCTCTTTGTTTTCCGCAGCCCTCCCGAAAGGTCTCCGTTCATCGTGGACGAACACCGTATCCGAGCATAGAGCGAAATCGAGGTAGTGCATTGCCGCCATGCGCTCAAAGACATATATCTGCCTGGTCTCTGTGAAATAATAAAAGATATAGTCAGCTTCCTTGTACAGCCATCCCTTTGAGTGCTTGGCTATCGCTTTCTGGTATTTTCCAAACCGCAGCAGTTTGTCATCTTCCCCGATAGCAAAGCTATTCACCGCTGTTTCGAGGAATACATTCCCAGTTTTGTAGGTGTCAGCCTTGGCTTCCACCGTGAATGAAGAACCGTCCTTCCGGTATACAACGAAGTCAATGTCGTCTTCCTGATATTTTTTGTCTTCCCGAACATCCGAAAATCCTGCAATCCTGTCCTTGTGCGTTTCGCAATAGTAGTCGAGGTAGTGCATGGTTACAGATTCGCCAATTAGACCTACCTTCATCTGACCCGCCATGTTATAGGGAGTCTTGTTTTTCTGTCTGTACAAGGATATTACCTCACGATGTTACCGCAAAACGGGCACTTTGCGCCTTTCCGGCAAACGTCAGCAATCGAAGGCGTCCAGTCTTTTTCTTTGCCGTACCCGCATACGGGGCATACGAGCGGGATATTTTTGCAGCTGCCGGTCGTATACATGTCGGGACCGAATTCATTGTCAGGGTGCCACAAAGCGGCGATTTGAGGGCATGCAACTGATACTACAGGTTTCCTTGCTGTTTTGGCGTAGTGGGCTCTCATGACCTTTCTCAGTGAGTTTCTGGCGCATTCAGGACATCCGGTATGTACTCCCCTGGACCCGCAGGCAAAAGCAATCATCGGATGCCATTCTCCGTTTGCGCCGTACCCGCAATCCTTGCAGACAAGGTATACATGCCTTGCGCTTCCGGAAGTCACTCGCGTGGGCGGGAACTCATTAAGTGTCGGATGCCACTGTGCAGCAATTTCGGGATGAACGGTAGCTACATCATTGACGCCTTCGACAAGGACTTTTCCGGAACATGCCGGGCATCCGCCGCCTGTTCGACAGGCACCGGCGATAGAGGGACGCCATTCGCCGTTCTTTCCGTATCCGCATTTCGGACAGATAAGAGCGATTCTGCGATTGCTGCCGCAGGTGACTTCCTCTGGTGATACAGAATTGGCTGTCGGATTCCACATAGCAGCAACGCGGGGACATTCCTGTGCTACCGTGCCACGGTGCCTGCGATACCGCCACTCGAAATCTTTCACGGTACAACCACCCCCGCCCGTTTATGGATGTTTTCGGACTTTGCGATATTTACAGCTGTGCTGTAGGAGATACCATATATATCCGCAAGGTCACGCAGATTTTTGCCGGTATTCATCCGTGCAAATTCCGCAAATTCGCGGTTTCGGGCTTTTACATTATCCGTGATAGGAGAACGGCTTTGCGTGGCTTTACGGGTTTCGGCTTCTGTCAGCGATTCAGAAAGCTTTCCGTAGTCGTGCAGAATCTTATAGGTCTGACCCACGGCAATCTTATGGTCTTTAGCAATGTCGGAGACGCTTTTCCCGTTCTGGTATTCTCCCGCAATCCCCTCGCAGACTTCTTCCGGCAGCGTCTTCTTCATTTTTGCGTTGCCGCGCAGGTTCTTGCGGTAGAGGGGATGATGTGTCCGGTATTTCTGTATAAGCCCCGCAATGAATCGCGGCGTGACATTGTACCGTACTGCGATATTCTCTACCTTGACACCCGCTTTGTAGTCTTTCAGGATATCGTTGTTCCGCGCTTCGACTTCCTCCTGGGTCTTGGTGTCTTCCAAGGTTTCACGCTGTAGCCCCAATACTTTCGGGCTGTGCTTGAATTCCGGGATGTTCATGGGCGGTTCAGGACCGAAACGGACAAGACCACCAGAAATCGGATGCCCTGCTTCTCGAAATACCTGATAGGTGGTGGATTCCGATAACCCATACTTGTCCATGATTTCTCCGACAGTCATGTACGGATTTGCCCTGACATCCGCAACGATTTCAGCATTGCGCTGGCGTTTCTTGAACTGTACAGCTGACCCGATATTCTCTTTGTGCGGGGTATAATCAGGGCTTCTGCGCAGGATATGATAGACCTGTTGTCCAGAGAGATTGTATTTCTCAGCGATTTCAAAGGTCCAGGCCCCGTTTTTGTAGTCTTGCGCAATCTCAATATTTCGCTGCTCCATGTCGGCTTTCGACAATCGTTTCTGATTGTTGGGTTTCCGATTCGGGCTTTTGCGGTCATTGCGGCGCACAGCATCAAAACCCTCTAACACTTCAAGGGATTTCTTAACATTCGTGCAGCCGATACCGTATTTCTCAGCCAATTCCGCGATGTGCATACCGGCGATATAATCGTTCAGCATTGCCTTATCGCGGTTCAGCTTGGCTTCTCCGGTCAAACTTTTCCGATGCATGATGTATCCTCCTGATTTGCTACCCAGTCGATGATATGGTCGATGCAAAGATTCGTGATTTTGCTTGCGGTATAATACTGTGAAGTGTCATTGAGCAGCGATTCAATTTCCGTTTCGGATGCCGAATACCCTACTGATGCAAAGAACAGCCTTGCGAGGGTACGCGCATCGTCCCGGCACAGAGGTCTTACCGTATGCCCAAAGGTGAAACGCCGGAACAGAGCATCGTCCAGAGTATCGGGACGGTTCGTGGTCCCGATAAGGATGATGTCGTTGCCGAGTCTGTCAAGTTCCTGCATCAGGGCAATCGTCACACGGTTCATCTCCGCAACATCGTCCTTGCCGCCGCGCCGTGTCCCGATAGCGTCAATCTCATCGAGGCAGAGCACGCACGGACTTTTCCTTGCATAGTCGAATACCATACCGATATTCTTCTGTGTTTTGCCCAGAGCGGAATTCACCAGACCGGAGAAATTCGTGTACACGAAAGGAAGGTTCGTCGTGTAAGCGATATACCGCGCCAACTCAGTCTTTCCGGTTCCCGGTTCACCCATGAGTAAAAGAGAACTCGTATAGTGAATCCCCATCTCCTGTAACCGCAGCGCAGCACGGCGCGTCTTGCACATTTTATCAATGACCGCCTTCTCGCTGTCTCGGATGAGGAACCGGTCTTCTCGGAAAGCGCTCGAATCCTTCGCGACCAAAAGTCCCTGCAGGTTATACGGCAGTTCGATGAGTGTAGGACTTTTACTTGCAAGTGTTTGCAGACAGGTTTCCTTGAACGCTTTGTCCTTGACAGTAGTAAGCCCCTCCAACACGATTTTCGCCTGCTGCTGAGATTTCCGAATATCCCCTTCCACTACATACCGAAGCAATGCCCGTTCATTCTCGTTCACTTAATTTCCCTCCCTCATAAAAAGAAAAGCCCTCTGCAACATTCTGCAGAGGACTCAATCTCTTTTACATTTCTGCTTACGGACGCGCCGAATAATACTGTAAATACCCGGCAAGGAATAATGGTATGCCTTAGCGAGGTCTTTGGCGTCGATGCCGTTTTGGTATTTCTCGAAGATTTCATCGTTGCGTTTTTGCTGACGGCGGGTGATGCGACGATGACTGAGTTCTTTGTTGCTGATTCCGGCCTGAACCGCGATGGCACTACAATACCCTACGGAAACGCCGTACTTTTCGGCAATGTCGCGGACACGCGTATTTTTCTGATACTCCGCCACGATTTTATCGACCAGATTGGTATGGTCCTGTTCTTCCGCAATGCGCTGCGCCTGCCGCTCCTCATCGAGAGCGCGGTAGCAAGTCCTGATGCAAAGCCCGTATTTCTCGGACAGTTCCTCAAACGATAGACCGTTCTCGTAGTCCTTTACAATCTTCTCGTTTCGTTCGATGATTTCGCTGCGGGTTGCTTTCCTTTTCCCCATACTGGTTCACCCCTTAGGCTTTGCTGCCTTCTTTTTGCGTCCCTTGCCGCGATAGATACCGGCCTCATGAAGATACTTGAATCCGGAAGAGGGACTGATACCGTATTCCCGAGCAAGGTTCTCGACCGGCGTGTTGGGGTTCTTCTTCGCGTAGTCCACAAACCCCTGCTTGAAATCTTTAATGCGGCGCAAAGTAGAGGTCTCGATTTTCGTGTCGAGGTGCCGGTGGTAAGAGTCCCCGCCTTCTTTCAGAATACGAAAAATCGTGGCGCGGTTAAGGTTAAAAGCTTTTGCCAGTTCTTCGGCTGAAATGCCTTCCTGATACTGGTTGCGAATCTCGTCGTTGCGGTTGTCCTTCCACTCCGTAAAAGTCACTTTCCGCCGCTTCTCCATCTCAGCCTGTGCGATATGGTAGACGGTTTGTGGGCTGAGTCCGTGCTCCTGCGCGAGGTCCGTGACCTTTGCGCCATTTTGCAGTGCATCGGTAATTTTTCGATTGCGTTCCAGCAACTTTTTATGCGTCATAGAAACCTCCCAAAATAAAAGAAGCAAGCTCCCGAAAGAACTTGCTTCTTATAATCTGTGTTCACTTTTTTTCGCGTGATGCGGGCAAAAAACTCACCCACTGATTCACCTTACAGTCTTCATTTTACCCAATTCGCACGAATGTGCAACAACTTTTTACGAATTCAGGTCCACTGCATGTACGGGATATCGGAAAGCATCATAAGGCAGGTCTCAAACTCGTCTTCGATGTATCGGGTGATGGCATCGAATCTCTGCATCAGTGGCAGTTCCGCGAAAGATGTGCCGGTTTCCTTGCGGCATTTCCCCTCTGCGCTCGTATATATCACATTCAGCATGACATTCAAGGCAAGAAGAATATCTTCATCCTTGCCCTGAACCGTGAAGTAGAAGTAGTGCTCCGACTCACCGTCCGTAACGCCGATTCGGTTGTCGTATTTTCCGTAACTCGCTAAATCACCAAACACACTGATTGCAATATATCGCAACTTATCCTCAATAGGAACAGTCCCCCATAAAGGATAATGTTCATCCGGCTGAAAATCTGCCTTACCGCCGTTATACTCCCATTCAACAAAATCACGGACGGAGAGTTTCTGACCGCCCGGAATGATTATTTCTAGCTGTTCCAAAGTGTTCTCACCTCTTTGCGTTGTCTCGTCATTTTCTATTGTATCCGGTTCGCACGATTATGCAACATTGAGAGAGAAATTACCGGACACAGGAATCTGACGATAAACAAAGAAAAGCCGCCTCCAAGACGGAGACGGCTCGATGGTATTACATTCCGATTCTCTCAAGATACGGGATAGCGGCACGCATTCTTTCGCACTCCCAACTCCTGCGGGGGTTGCGTTCGTGCTTCTTGATGAACTTCTTCATCTCGGCGGAGGTTTCGGCACCCAGTCCGGTGGCGGCTAAGATTTCCCTTGCACCGTCACACTTCATGGCTTTCAGGGTATCCGACTCAATTTCGCGTCCGCCCTCAAACGGCTGCATAAATTTGAGTCTGCAGAACGGGAGGTAGCCTTCCGGTGCATTATCGCCGATATTCCAAATGATATAGCCGAGAGGCGGTTCCGTTACGACTTCGTAGGTATCGCATACGCCAAGCGCAGTATGAACGATTTTCATGATGGTACTCCTTATTTTTATGGCGGTCTTTAGACCGATTGTGATGATTACAGGTTCAGCGAGATGTTGCGGGCACTGGGCTCGTATTTCTTAGTCTCTACCCCGGTAATCTTGAACATGTGTCGTGCAGCGACATTGTTGTTCGCATCCCGGTACTTGTCATCGAGATACACGATACGCTTTATACCGCTCTGAATGATTGCTTTCGCACACTCGTTGCACGGGAAAAGCGTGACATACATCGTGGACCCGTGCAGGTCTTTCCCGGCGTTGAGGATAGCGTTCAACTCCGAGTGACAGACATACATGTACTTGGTTTCGAGTTCGTTTCCTTCCCTGCCCCAAGGCATGATATCGTCATCGCAGCCAATCGGCATACCGTTGTACCCCAGAGACAGGATTTTATTGTCGCGCACGATACATGCGCCCACCTGACTGTTCGGGTCTTTGCTGCGCATCGCGGACAGCATCGCAATGCCCATGAAATACTCGTCCCACGAGATATAGTCGCGGCGTTTGGCGTTGTTGTTCTGAGATGCTTCGTTTTTCGGTGAAATGCTCATATGGTTCTCCTTCTTGTCTGATTTAGACAGTGGGTTCGTTTGCGTATTTTTGCGAAAAAAGGCGGTGGAGTGTCTTGCCCCACCGCATTGGTATTGGTCAGATGTACTTTTCCCAGAATTTCTCGAAGGTTTCGTCCGGCATCACCATTTCCGTTTCATCGAGGACACGGCTGAACTCGCTGCTGCTGATGTCGGTGCCGATGAAATCCGTGACGGCATCGCGGCCACGCTGCATCAGGGCATCTTTCAGGATATACCAACGGTATTTGTGGATGAGCTCCGTCAGAGATTCGCCGTCGTTCTCCCAGTAATCGTTCTTTGCCTGAACACGATACAGAGCATCGAGAACGCCGTCGTAGTCATCGCTGTCATACTCGCTCACGATGTCGGTGAGATTGAGCAGACGGCGGTCAACGCCATCGACCTTCACGGTTGCGTTGTTGAACGAGTCATCGTCGCAGGGCTGTGCAGGAACTTCCACAGCAAACACCTCACGGGTTTTCTTGTTCACCTTGCACGGCAGATAGAACGATGCACCGGAATCAAAGTTCGAGGTGATAACGCCGGATACAATATCGGGCATCGGGTTCTCGCGAGCCTCCTCAAACTCCGGCAGATGGAACACATCAACGACATTCTCGATGTCGTAGTCAAGGGCACGGACCTTCGTGACGATATAGCCGCCGCGCTGCAATTCGAGAACTGCACGGCAGAGGTCAAGCTTAATCTCGTGCTCATTCAGAAGATTACCGTGGCTGTCTTTCACGAGGGTGATTTCGATTGTTTTGTTCTTGGCGGTCGTTTCGGCCAGAAAATAAGTCTTGTCATTGCAAATTTCAAACATGTCATTACGCTCCTTTTTGTGTTGGACGCAAAAAGAGCGGGCCTCTCAGAATCGAGAAGTCCGCCCTTCAAGCGAAATTGTGAATGTACGAAAGGCATAAAACCCTTTCGATATGGAATGTTATCTATCGTACATTTCCATTCTACCCGATTCGCATATTTTTGCAACAAAGTTCAGAAAAAAGTCGCTGCCCGGTACAGGCAGCGACAAGATTGTAATGCTGTTAGATATAATTAGGATTCCATTTTTCACAGCCATAGGAAACAACGGATTGCAAAAACTTTATCGGAACAAGATTCTCGCTGACCGAGGCACCGTTGTCTTTTACATATTGATTTATTTTTTCGCGCTCCTCTTCACCTGCGGACTCAACATTGATGAAAACCTCTTTTGTGGTCGGTTTATAGGGTAGACTCCTTTTTCAGCTGTTCGCAGCCATAGGCAACCACTGCTGCGGGTAGGGACGAAGTTTCTCCCTAGGCACGCAATCGTTCAGAGCGGAGTTTTCAGCGAGCGCCATGTCGATGATGTAATAATCATCACCATTACGCATCACATCAATACTCCACTGCCCTACCAGTTCCACGGCGGGAAGAATCTTCTTGATTTCTTCCAGAATCATCCGAGCACTGTCATCATATCGAGACTGCAGGATATCCTCGTGCATCTGATAGATGACATAATCGTGGCGTTCCTGCGGCGTACTTGCATTCTTGAACTTGCCCTTCATCACATCGGCACGCCAATAAGGACTGATACCCAGCACCTCATCAGCGTCGAAATCGACGAATACGCGGTACTCAGTATGCAGCGGCAAACCGTTGTAGATGGTCGGGTTGTGTTCCTTGTCCTTGATATACTCTCTGAGCACCCACTCGTTCGTTGTATTGGCACCATAGAAGCAGGTATTGTTCAACGGCGAAGCCATAGAACAGGTCAGATGATTCAGGAACAGGAAATACTCGCCCATCTCATTGATTTCCTTCGGGTCATGGATATGAGCGTTGCGGAACTCATACTTGGAAGAATAAGTTCCGGTCTTGATGAAGTAATCCTCGTGCTCATCCAGCTTGAATATCCGCTTACAATAGCGGTTCACGATTTCCTTGGTCACTGGATTCAGGGTTTCAAAGCCAAGGCGAGTGAGCTGCAGCATCGGCAGCGGAACACGCAAAATCTTGGTATCAGGAATCCTGAAGAACTTGTTCCCGCACAACGCTTTTGCCAGCGGTGGAAGCCAGAATCCCATCGTGTTGGGATTCATTTCGAGCATCTGGTAGGTGAAGTCGTCGAGGTCAAGAATATCAAGACCCTGACGGAACAGGTTGTAGTAGAACTTTTTCATGCGGTCATCGCGTGCATCCTTGTACCCGGCGTAATTCTGAAGCAGAATCTTATACGATGGCTCCGAAATATCGACCTTCGCAAGATTTCCTGTCAGCTGAGGTCTGAGTTCTTCCGGGTATTTTTTCAGGTCATCGTTCGTTACCGTTACAGCGTATCGAGATGCCGCATAGTTCACATAGTATCCGCCGCGTTTTTCGTTGTAGATGTACAGGCGAGTACCATCTGTTAACTCACCTACGATACGGTCGATAAGCGCTTCGAGGTCCCGTGTAAACGGCACCCTCTTGTTGAGCATAGCCTTGACAGTAGCGGTATCCCACTGTAAGAAGTTCTCGGATAATGCCCCGCTGTCCAGCACCTGTTTCTTATAGGCGTCCTCGAATGTTTTGAGGGCATCAGGGCTGGTTTTCAGCATTGCGGCAAGTTCTTCGTAGGAAAACGATTTATCTTCCCTTTTTGTCATCATTTTACCGATTTTGGCAATCATATTTTCGATTTCCTCCTTTTTGGGAATCAGGTGTTTGCAAAATTCGGATTCTTCCAAATCAACTTATTCCCGTAATAGACTTCGGGAATGTACTTGATGGGAATTCTGCGATTGTCTTCGAGTTGCGAATCGTTGTTCGCGATAAACTCCTCGATGCGATTTTCTTCACTGCGCGGGGTGATGTTGCAAGTCGAGAAACCTCCACCGTACAGGATATCACTGTTCATCATACCTTTGACCGGATACTTTACTTCGGTCGTTTTACCGTTGATGTTCAGGACAAGGCGAACGGTTTTGTATTGCTTAGCAAGTTCCACAAGAAGCCTGAACATGATTTCCTGAGTGTTCGGACTATTGTACTTTCTCATATACTCTTCCGTCAACTCTTCCACCACAGCCAATGTAATCCCGTATAGGCGTCCAGGCCGCCCGGAATTTGCCTTTTTGATTTTCTCCATCATTCGCTCCGCCCAGCCGGTTGGATTAGCAAGATAATCCACTACCAGTTCATCGCCGTTTGTGGATGTCAGGCCAAAGCAAGACCCTTTTCCAATCTCATCGACAATGCTGTCAATAGGACTGCGATAATTCTTATACCCCTTTATTATGCGACAGAAAGCGTTCTGTCGTGCTATCTTGTCGTAATGACTGCCCTTGAGAATTTTCTTGTCTTCTTCAGTCACATTCTCTCGGAACATATCGAACAGCTTCTGTGCCATTTCCTCTATGACAGAATCCGAGGTAAAAGAAGAACGGCAGAAAATCGTTTTGAAGTCACATGTTTCATTGACGGTTTTGGCATTATCGACAACGAGGCAAAGGAAGCGTATCTCCTGGTTGAATGTTACGGGTTTATTTTCCAAGGTTCCATAAAACCGCTGCCCGTACAAGGCATCTACCTTGTGCTCGCCATTGGCGAGCGGCACACGAATGAAACGGTAGTAGCGCCCGGACGATTTTCCGGTATCGAGAATTGTGTTGCCTTCGAACACGGATGCGCCGGATTTGATAGCCTGCTCAAAATCCTCACGAGTTAAATTGATAGTCATAATTTCTTCCTTTCTGTTTTTGTTATTTTTCAGCTGTTTTCTTCGATGCACAATTTGCTGCTACGAATGTTTTCCAACCATTTTTCATCCATTACATTACCAAAACGATATTTCTTCTGCGACTCGTAGGACAAATCGCAGCCGGAAACGACATCACCGATGGCGTTCAAGTACAGCTCGCCGCTGTAAAAGTCGATGCCGCCGGTTTTGCTGAATTCGTATTCGAGCTTGTCTACATAAGGTTCACGTTTCTTATAGATATTCGAATCGAGATTCTTAGCACGCCCTTCGTTCAGTAAACAAGCCCGATGAAAGTCCGTTACCTTATCGTTACGGTTATATTTCAAGCCACTAAGGATACTTTTACTTTCATATGGGATTGCTTCATGGAAATCATCGCTGCTGATACAAAGACCACACGAATAGTCATCCTTGTCATCGCAATAATTCCACCACTCCAGATTCGCCATAGCAAGGTCAGCCATCTTATCGACGGCTTTTCCGTTAGTGACCATATAAAAGCTTCCAACGGCGATACCGCGCTCTTTGACAGCTTTCAAGGTGTATCGAATTGCCGGTATATTCAGAGAGATTTCCCCACCGGTAAAGGTAAGAGAGCTGATATAAGCTCCCGTCTCAAAGCTGTCGAGAAAAGCATCGATGTACTTCTCCTGAATATCGATGCTTTCGGCATCTCCGCGCAGGCAGTGCGCACAGCACATATTGCACCGGCGCGTAACTTCTATGAATACGCTGTTTGCGGCATAAATACGCATTTTTTCATGTCCTTTCTGTTATTCTTCCGCGCAATCCTCGTAGTCGTCCATGAAGTTCTCGTTGCGGTCAACGACAACATTCACATCCGGCGGCGCAATTTTAGCCAGACCATAGTTCAAGAAGAACGAGCCGGGAATGTCATCGACATCGCCCCAGTTCCAGCAGCCACAGTTGATTTCCAGCTGTCGTTTGCCTTCGTCCGTCTTGAGATAGTCCATGACAGCACTGCGCAGGACGCTTTCTGGGTCATGGATTTGCTCCGGATTGTAGCTGAATTGCATCAGTGTGCATTCCGTTGCGGATAAGCCAATGACCTCATTGGCGACGATTGTAAAAACTCTTAACATTGGTGTTTACACTCCTTTTTTGTTTTGACGCAAAAAAGGGCGGACCTCTCAGAAACGAGAAGTCCGCCCTTTAAGCGAAATTGTGAATTGTACGAAAGCATAAAACCCTTTCGATATGGGATGTTATCTATCGTACAATATCCATTCTATTCGGTTCGCACATTTTGGCAAGAAAAAATCGCTGCCCATTTGTGTAGGCAACGACTGATTTACTTGCTATCGTTTTAGTACCTTATCGGCGTTTGCCGTTTTCGAGTCAGCCAGAGCGCGTTCCTGAACCAGGTTCGTCCAGAGCGGGACATCCCGTGTACTACTCAAATAGGCTTATATGGATAGGAGGCTGATTGGATATTTATGGTTTGCAGTATCCGCAAGGCGTATATCCCTGCTCGATAAGTTCCTCTCTTGTGCCGGTATACTCCTCCCTGTTTCCATCGCTTATCTGAAATGCAGAGGAGCAATCAGGGCGGTGAAATTTGTGAGAATTCGTGTTCAGGATATAGGTCTCAGCTACCGTGTCAGGTTGCTGCGATTCTTCCACCTCGGCGCTAGAGGTTTCGATGTCCTTATGGTACTCCCCATACGAGAAGGTGACTTCCGTACCGTCAGAGGTGCAGTAAATATCACCGAGTTCGTCCGTTCTGAACACCTCTACTCCCGCGCTGGCCAGCTTTGCGAGGGTCTCGCTGTGCGGGTGTCCGTAGCTGTTGTCCTTGCCGCAGGATATGACCGCGTAAGTAGGGCTCACGGCATCCAAGAATGCCTGAGAGGTGGAGGTGCTGGACCCGTGATGCCCGACCTTTAAGACTGTGGATTCGATGTCTTGTCCGGATTCGAGTATTTTCTCTTCCGTTTCCTGCTCGGCATCACCGGTGAACAGAAAGGATGTATCTCCGTAGACAATACGAATCACGATGGAAGTATTATTCGTGTCCTCAGGCACGGAATTGACAGCCACAACGGTGACGGTGGCTTCACCCAAGGTGAATGTATCCCCCACCGCCGGGATGGTAATACCACCGCCTCTCTCGTCCGCACGAGCCTTAAAGTTCCGGAATGCTTTGCTGTCATACTTTGTCACAGGACAGAATGTGACATCGGCTGTGTCAGCCTCGAAGGCACCAGAAAGACCTCCGATGTGGTCTTCGTGAGCGTGTGTTCCTACGACATAGTCTAAGTGTCCATCCGTTTCGCGCTGTAATACTGAGTATACAAGGTTCGAGTCATCAGCATTGCCGCCGTCAATGAGCATCGAGTGCCCATCACAGGTAACGAGGGCGGAATCTGCCTGCCCGACATCGATAAAGTGGATGGTAAAGCTGCCGCTTTCCGATACGCCAGCCGTCTCCTGACCGCTTTGGGCGGTAGTTTCTGAGACGACCCCGGATACAGGAAGGCTTCCCGGAGATTCCGGTGTCTGACCGCAGCCTGTGAATGTTAAGGTGAAGAACGCAGCAATTACCGCTGCAGTTCTCCGAAGAAATTCGTGTTTGATTTGCATGAGTTTTGTTCTCCTTTCAATTAAAAAAAGCGGGCCCATCCCCCAGAAAGGGATAAGTCCGCTTATAACGAAATTGTGAATTGTAAGATATCTGGTATCTATCGTACAATTCTATTGTACCGGTATCGCAAGATTCTGCAACACTTAAACCGTATCTGAAACCTCATGGCACAGCATTCTGTCTGCGTAGATACAGCTAAGAACCAGGCCAAGGCTTGCAATGCAACCAAAAACAACATGTTTCGGGGAAAGAAGAAGCCATTCCATGTCGCTCATTGCTTTCACCCAAAATAAAACGCCCATCATAGCAATGATGAGCGGAATAAAGACCGTTCCTGTGTAATGCAGGAATTTTCGGATTTTTCTTTTTTGCATCCTAAAACTACATCTCCAATCATGCTTGCAAAACAGCCTGAACCACATATCTCTGATTCGTTGGGCTGTAATACCCAAACGGATAGCAGGTATACATGATGAGTTTATCGATTCCGTCTGTGAAATTAACGAGGACAGTGCCATCATCCGCAATCACGGTGCTCGCATCCGAGGATACATAGCCGGGTTTTGCTAGGGTGACGGAATACACATACTCGCCGTAATCGGTATCCACAACAAAGTTATCCCCTATGCTGACATATTGCAACAAAGAAAACACGCTGTCGTTATGTGCGCAAAGCAGATGTCCTCCGGTCACACCGACTTGATAAGAACCGGGATACTGATACACCCCATCGCGTTGATTCAAAAGACTCTGGTCATCGCCCCAGATAAGAGAAGAGTTTAGGCCAATCGCGTCACAGGTAATCGTGCCGTAGGCTTGACCCCAGGCTGCAGGGGCAACATCACCCCAGACAGAGGTCGCTGCCGCAGGTTCGGAAGTCGGCGCAGGCGTTGGTTCGGGAGTCGGACCCGGGGAAGGTTCAGGTTGCGTTGTAGGAGACGGTTCAAAAGGCGCAGACGGTTCCGCGCTCGGTTCCGGTACGCCGGATAAGTCCGGGATTTTCTGCGCTTCTTCTGCTGTTTCTTGCGTCGCAGATTCAGAGGTGCTGAGAGAGGATTCGGATTGTGCTGATTCGGCAGGCAGAGGTTCCGCTTGCCATGAACAGGCTGCAACACTGGTCAGCACAGCCAATGTTGCAACGAGTATCAGTGCTTTGGTTCGCCGCATTTGAGTTTGTCCTTTCTTAAACAAAAAAATATATAAAAAAGCTGCCCTCAGTTCTTGTCGAACCGGGGCAGCCTTTTAGCAACGGACAGAATCAGCCATTTTTGTGTGCTTTCCGAAAGAATTTGTGGCTTACACTCCTTCGCCTTTCGGATTCCGCAGGTACTCATGCCGTCATAATAGAGCAGGACACCAATATCTTCTGGTATCTCTCCTTTGACCTTCTTATATAACTCTGTGGGCATCGCATAGTAGTTGCAGTGCCCGACGAAATTGTGCCCGTGTGACGAGTGAAAATCGCTCACGGAAATCTTGATTTCAACACAAGTGATGACGGCATCGAGCGTATACAGATGATTCGTCTTGTGGAAGTGGCACCATCGCTCGGAACAGTGCTCCCTGCAAAAATCCGGCGATGAAATATTCTTGACGCAGGTTGCTGCTTTCGCCTTTTCCTGTATCACAGCAGGCGAAATATCCGTATCCGTTTCGATGAGCGAGGCCAGTTTGCAGGTCCCATATTTGGTTTCGGAGGTAAAGCATTCCTGAACCCTGACGAAATCGACCAATCCGGATTTGACAGACCCGCATTCGACCGGCACTTCTAAGGCATCGAACCCTTTCCGAAACGAATCTGCTCGATACCCGCCGTAGCTGGTTGGATGCCACGCATGGAGCGCAGCCTCGATATCGCGGGTCAGCTGAGTTTTCGCCATCTGACATCACCGGAAAATCTGCTGACCAATCTCGACTATCTTACGGCGTTTGCGGTGCAGCGAAACAAGCTGGTACACAACGACGGCAAATGCCGCAGCGGCAAGAAATTTCAGAATCTTTTTCATGGTAGTTCTCCTTAGTCAGTTCATGGTTTAGTGTTTTGTCATTGCTCCGCAGTATATTGCCGCAGCATGAGTTCCTGCACGGTCATCACCGTGAAGCCTTCCTTTGCCGCCTCATTGAGGGCTTCGTAATAGTCATCTACATACAGAGCCTGTGCAGCATTCAGACCGGCAGCTTGGGTCAGAAGTTTCATGACGGAGGTCTTCCGTTCGGGGGTGGCAGTCCCGATGACATCGAGGAACTGTCCTGGATAGTGCATTTCAAGCCACTGCCTCTTATACGGCAGGGTCATACTATCCTGTACGCGGGTAATGCTGTATTTCGGGATACCGTCGCAGTTTTCGAGAAAATGCTTAACAAGCGTATTGGCTTCCCCAATTTCGTCGAATACCCTGTACCCGCCTCGATTCTCCGCCTCATACCGAAGCAGCCGTGCTCTGTGCGCATCGGCAGTCGCATCGAGTTTCTGTTCTCGATAATGAATGAGAAGTGTATCGTCGAAATCGAAGAACATCATACGGATTTTAGAGAAATTCATAATTCTCACCTCACCTCAGTTTCTCGCTAATGCAATTTCATGCCGAACAACATCAGCTTCGGTGTAAAACTCATCGCTGTAGTCGTCCTCATTCGTCTCCTGACAGACCTTGTGCTGGTGCGGCGCGGAACCTTCCTGCTCGATGAAAATACGCCAGACACCGGAGGAGTAGCAGACAAAAAGCACCGTGCCGTCATCCAAATAGAGCCTAACACCGGCGACATCAAAGCACCCGATTTCATCCTCAAAGTATTTGGAATTATCCAGACAAACGGTATCGTCACTGTAGCCGTAAATTTTGACCATTCTTTTACTGCCCCCTTTACTCGATTACAAAATCCTTTGTGGCTTCCTCTGCCTCACTGTACCGGCTCGCATTGCGCCTTGCAGCCTGCAAGAGAACATCACGCTCGGCATCGAGCGCCGCCTGCATCGAGGTCTGCTGTACCTGCTTGGCACGGGATGTGCGAGCGTTCTTGTACTGCGGATACTCTGCGACGATTTTATCCATCAAAGCCCAGCGCTCTTTGTCGGAGAGTGCGTTCAAGTTGATGTTATCGCGGTGCAGCCGTTCAATGGCATAGTCTAAATACGCGAATTCATCCGCAGACGGGATAGCTTCTATATAATCCCGCATCGTGGCAGGAGGACCGTTGTAGGTCGTCATTGCCTCGTTGTACAGCGTTTCTGCAACCTCTGACCCGTACCACTTATCCGGCTCATAGCCATGGTTCCGGTACACTTCCGCCACCCATAAAGGGAATGCTTCGCTGTAGGTCATATAGTCCCTCCTTCTCAAAAATCACCGAACGAGAGCTGACGGCTCTGCGAGACCGGGATATTGGTTTTGGGCTTTGACGAGTGCTTAACTTCACCGTACTTGGTGAGATTCCGGCATTTATATCCGTAGCCCTTCTGTGCGGCAGAAATCGACTTGTATCCGTATCCGCTTGCATCGTCCAGCACCTGGTCCTTGTCGTTCAGATTGACGACAATATACCGCACATCGTTGGGCTTAGAGAGCCGGGACGAACGAATAACGGTATAGGGGATGCGCTTATCGAATTGAGGCTTTTCTTCTTCCGGGTCCGGTTCGGGCTTTGCGGCCTTCTCCTCTTCCGGCATTTCAAGCTGGACATCGACCCCTGCCTTAACGAGGGATTCGAGCGTAGAGGCAAGGGTCTCGTACCGCGTATTCTCCACGGTATTCGTATCCTTCTTCTTCCGCTCCTTCCAGACCTTCAACAGCTGGCGTTCGCTGAAATTGATGATAAGACCACGGTCTTTGAGCATCTTACGAACAACATAGGTGGAAAGAGAAGCGTAGTTTGCATATTCGCCGATATGGTGCTTGATATCCACCTCGGTCTTGGACATAGCTGCTTCGAAATCCCTGTGATTGTCGAGCCAATCCTCAATAACGCTGAGCAGTTCCTTCTTGGACATGGATTCCTCTGCCAGCTGCTTGTTTTTCCGGACATAATCCTCACAGGCAGCGAGAATCGAATCGTAGCCGTTCATGGCGCTGTTATCGATGATTTGACGGTTTGCAGCATCCACAATGATATACTGCTCACCACGGCGGATGATAGAGATACCTTCATCAGCCGTCTTCTTTTCTTCCTTGACATTGCCGCCGACATCGAATTCCGGCAGGGAATCATCGGTCATGATTTGCTCGATGATGGTATCGAGGTCCTGCGTATAATCCTTGGAAATCGTATAGCTTTCTGCCTTGGCAAAGACCTGCTTCGTGATACAGGTGATTACCGCGTCCAGGAACTTGTCAGGGTCCGGTATCTCGATTTCATACATCATGTTATCGCGGATATTCCAGACAACACCCTGCTTTAACCCGGTAGCCAGCATATAGCAGGCACATTGCAGGAAATGCTTGTGCGCGAGCGAAGACACGAATTTCAGCAGATAGACCTTGTTGTCCTTCACGACATCCGCCATGCCGCTGATAACGAGTTTCTTCTTCGCCTTGGTATCTACCATGGCAGTCAACTCACAGCGTTCCTGTACGGACTCATCGGGAGTGAACACCATAGACAGGCGCTTGTTCAGGTCGGTTTCCTGCGCTCTCGTAATAAAGGGCAACTCAACCTGCTTCACATACCGGTCCTGACTCGTCATCAGCATCGTCAGGAACAGGACCTTCTCCTCCACGGATTTCCAGCTGGCAGGCAGTGCCACCTTCTTGTCGTTATGCAGGTACATGTAGAAGGCAATCGCGCTGTCGATATCGTAGTAGTCGAAGAAGTTCGCCTGCTGGTAGATGCCGATGCAGGGAGCCAAGTCAATCATCGCATCCGAATGCTTGATTTCGATTTCATGTACATCTTTATGGAAGACCGGCGTCGTATTGATAAGCTGGTAGCAGTGCTCTACATCCTCATCGAACTTGAAATCGAACATTTCAGAGATATCGAACTTTGTATTGAACTCCTGATTCATCTTGACGGGAGTCATCAGGGTCTTATCGCTGACCAGCCCAAATCTGTCCTCTTTTTTCGGAGGCTCTACAAAGATGACCTCATCCTTACCGCGACTCGCCGCAACGCAGAAAAGGTTTCTCAGAATCTCATACCGCGCCATAGGCTGAAATACACGGGAGCACCAGTAGGATTCCGTGAAATCAAAGACAACGCAAATAGGGCGCTCCATGCCTTTACTGCCGTCAAAGGTTGTAAAGATACCAACGTCTGCGCTGGGTGCTACATACTTATCGCCGTCCATATCCTTGATGGAGGCATATACGTGATTTTTATCGTAGAGGTTGCCAGGTCTTGCTTCCAGTTCATTCAGAACCTTTACCATAGACCCCGTTCTGGCTCCGAGACACAGGACATCCTTCGGGTTCTTGGTATCCAGATAGTCTACCACCTGCTCGCGGGACATGGTCGATACCTTACAGTTCTTGTTCACACCGTTGATATCCTTGCCCCAGATGTTTCCGAGCCGCTGTGCAAGGTCATGGGACAGGCGGAAACATTGCGTGAAATTGACCTGCGTGTGCTTGCCTAAGAACTTATGGATGAACGACCAGATATCCAGCGATGTCTGGTCATAGATTTTCTGCTTCATGTCCCCGACTGCGATGATTTGAAGACCGGGGTTCGATTCCTTGATGTATTCGAGCATCTTCGAGATTTCCTCGTTGATGTCCTGATACTCGTCGATGATAAGCACATCAAAGTGCCCGACAGGAACGCGCTTCTTCAAAACCATCCCAATCTGCTCGCCCTGTCCGACATTCTTGATGCCGCGCCGGTACAGGATTTTAGAGGCAAATCCATGATAGTTCTGGACCGTGACATTATCGTTCAGAATCTTTTCCTGTGCATCGAGTTTCAAAAGCCGGTTATAGGTCAGGTACAGAATTTCCTTAGAGGAATCAAACTCGTTGCACAAGACATTGATTGTGGATGTCTTACCGCTTCCGATACAGGCATCGCACAACACGTTTTTCCCGTCAAGCGCCAGCCGTACAAGGTCCTGCTGTTCGCTGGACAAGTCTTTGAGCATCATTGTAATCCCTCCGAATACTAGAATGGCAGGCAACAGAAAGACCCTGACAGCTATCACAACAGCCATCAGGGTACATTTTTTAGTCTATAATTTAGATTGTATGCCGTTCGCACAAATGTGCAAGGGGCTGTTGATAAAAATCGCTGTTTGTATATTTTATTTTATCTGCTGACCTCCAGCAGAAAGGGGTTAGAGGAGCATAGGTGATGTAGTGTCCCTATACCAACTCGATACATTCCGCCTCAACACGGTGCCATTTATCGGTGCTTGCATCGTATTCCAGCACATCTTTTCCGAACATTTCCCCGTTTTCGATATACTCTAAAATGTGTCTGACCCGCATCGGCGGATTGTCGTTCTTCGCGTGCCACAACGCTATATCCTTGTTGTCGATGACGAACGCAGTTTTATAGCTGACAAATGGGCTACCGAGAGGCTGTGTTTGCCGACTTGCCTCGTAGTACGATTTTACATAGCCATCACGGGAAGTATTGCGAACAGCGCGAGCGCCTTCTTTATCGCCTTGTTTGTCTAAAGCTTCAGCAATTTCGTCCACGCACCGACAAAAATGCGTGAGGTCTTGACTGTTTTTGGCAAAAATCAGTTTTCTGATTAACCGCACTGCATCTTGCTGCGTCACAAACCGCTCCTCTCACTTCTCAGTCGAAACCAAGAAGATTTTCTTGGAGAAAGTCCCCTTCTCTGCTGCCTTCTGGCTTCTGACCTGTTCTACTTCCCTCTTGGAAACAGCGCGGGTCTTGCCCATAGCGTACAGGACCTCCATCACATCCGCCATCTCTTCCGCGCAGTCCAGAGCGCTCCACTCCTTGGCAGTGTAGGCTTCCAGCAGTTCGGCGACCTCTTCCTGCAGTTTGTTCATCAGAGCGTCCTCGTACTCTTTGTCGGACAGCGTGCGCGTCACACAGGTTTCCCCGTTCTTCTCAATGATAGCCGGGATATTATCCCGAACCAGCTTTTGGTACATCATAGTTTTACGCTCCTTCCAATCTACAGTGCCGCAGCGGTATGCGCAGCTCACGACAGGTGTTTTCGATTTCGCGTTCATCTGCGACTTCTTCAAAAACTACGCAGCCCTTTTGCTGCTGTTTAGATAAGTATGTGGGCAAATCATCGTTTGTGACGGGAATGAAAGAGTATCCCCGCTCGCTGGCGTACATAACCGCCAAAGCAGTCATCTTCTTACCAGATTCTGCTGCAATGACGACCTTTTCCCGTTTTGCCAGCATCTTATCGAGGTACTCTGACATTTGCATGCGGGACTTCGTCATCGATAACGGCGTTCCTGCAACTCCGCAAAAGAACCAATCCTTTTCGCAGATTTTGTCCTCACACTCTTGGCATTTCAGGTAGACGACATTGCCGTTTGTATACGGACAATAATTCCCCAAACTCATACCTTTTTGAAATATTTCTCGACATACTCATCCGGCAGTGTAATGTGCATCTTATCCGGACCTGAAAGTTCCTTGAAACTCTGCTCGCCGCCGCACCATTCTAAGCGCCAGATGGTCCCGCGCTTTACCCGATATGGAATTTTCTTGCCATCTTGACCGATGGCATCAAGCCATACATCGAACGGCTTGACGCATTTATAGTTTGTATTGTACATACTGACCCCTCACTTTTTGGGCAGTACCCAAATCTCAACGTTCACATTCCAAGCGTTGGCGGCTTCCTCGATAAGGTTCAGCACTGTCACCCAGTTTCCGCCTGCCAACCCGCAGCCGAGACCGTAAGGAACGCGGAAAGTTGCGTCAGGGTGTTCTTTCATTACTCTGAAAAGAGCCGTTCCCAGCGCCGCGTAGTTCGTCTGACGCTTATCTCTGCCAAAGCTTGATTGCCCGAACAGGTTGGCGACATATAGCTGCGGGGCGACCTGAACCACCTGAAAGTCACCGAGTTTCTTTGGACTGCAAACTTTCACATATTCGTCGAACACGACGGGCCACTTATCCCGAATCTGTCTGGCAAGACCCGCACCCATTGCGGCACGACAGTTCACCTGATGGCAGATGATAGTATTCTCGTTACGAGTCGGCGGTGTTAAGATATTGCCCTCAATAAGGTTGACACTCATAGTCATTCACCAATGTCTAAGATTTCGTATTTTCTCGCTGCAAACCCCAGCAACTCATTGTAAATGCGGGTCGCGATTTCAAAAAACTCGGTATCGCAGATTTCCTTTCTGCGCAGGAAACGGTTGTCCTTCTGCATCTCTGCTGCGGTATTTGCCACGATAGCCCAGATGCAGCTGTTGATGACAACGGGCGGCACAATGTCGTCTGCCCAATTCTCAACCGCATATTCGCTGACCGCATATTGCGTATCATACACTTCATCGTTCAGCTTTGCGCTATAAAACCTTGCCTGTCTCTCGCCCATGATGGAGTTTATGATGCTCCGGGCAGTCTGGATATCTTTGCCCTCCACATTGCAGATTTCAGGACCAAAGAAGCCTTTCGTCTTGTTGCTGAGAAGGACAAGCTGCATCGCCAATGCCGTAGCGCACTTGGAGAATTTCTTGGCATAAGTATCCGGTATCTCAACAGGAATATATTCAGCCGCAGGACCCTGCAGATAGTATTTCTGTGTATCTTTTTTGTCGTGCGAACTCTCGAACAAAATCGAGGGCAACGCAACCATAATTGCTTCATTTACATTTGCTTTAACAGTTCGTAAAACTGCGATATTTGCCAGCATTCTTTTATCCTCCTCGCTTTTTACTGAGCCTGATACTTGGCGATAATTCGTCTTGCTTCCCTTTTCGGTACGCCGAACAGAGATACAGCAATCCGACTCAGTTTATCCATCTGTGTGGGGTCTGTCAGGACCACGATGCGATGCATATCATGGATGTCAGTAGCAACAACCACCTGAGCATATCCGATTATATCTTCATCGAACAGCCGCTTTAATTCTTTTGCAAACTCTTCCCTGCTGAGTTTAAGCAAATAATCGCTGTTAATGAACATGTCGAGTGGGAAAATATGCTCGTTATCGAACTCCTTCGGATGCGCATTTGCAAGGTCGAGTTCCGGGCGGAACATGGTTTTATCATGCACCAAACCGTAAATAATGCCGGCCGCTTCTCCGCTTTTGCAATCAATTTCAAATTGTCCTCGCTGTGCATCAGCCATAGGTTGTCCCCTCCGCCAGTTTTTCGTATATATTCTGTGTGCGTGTGTTGTTTTCGTCTTTGTGCATGAGCACGACATTTGCCATGCTGGTATAGTAGTTGGCTACACTGTTACCTTCTACGGTAAATTTTATGTTCTGCCCGCTATCGACTACCTCGTAGCTGATGAGTTTATTCGTGACCCACTGATTATTGTACCGAAAGTATATGTAGTTGTATTCTGTGGCTGCGGTCTCAGGCGTCATGTTTTTTTCCGAACCCACCGACTCGACAGTCTCAGGAGTTGCCATCTGAATGATTTGCGCAGGCAAGTCCTTGATGCCGTCAATCGTCTTGTCTGCCACCTCACTGCATCCCTCGAACGCTACAGAAATGGTTGCGACAGCAAGAAGGAGGAGTGCTTTGTGGATGAACGAGAGGAATTGCTTCATAGACATGCCTCTTAAATATCTTCGATGATACGGAATGTTTTGCTTGTTTTGATACTTGCATTATACCATGAAGTTGTATTGAATACAACGATGAACGCTATATGTTCACGGAATAGATACATTTTTGGCAAAGCAAAAACGCCCGCAAAAAGAAAAGACCCGCCTGTTAGCCGCAGGCAGGTCTTTCTTCGCAGTGAGCATTTTAGGTCGGCTCTGGACCCTATTCGTCTCTATCGAAGCAGCGTCATAAACGCTGTTTGGCATATTCTATTGTATGCGGGTCGCACGGGTCGTCAACTATGTTTTGCAGCTACACAGCAAAAAGAAGTCTCACCCGCTGATGCAGGCAAGACTCCTAATTGGCTCAGCTTAATCTTCGAGGTCGAAGCTGTATCCTTTCTTATCCATCGTCACGAAGCCATTGCGGGTCTGACATATACTGTCACCGAAATAAGCTTCTAGGGTCATGCCGGTGTCCTCGCCATCCAGCCACTGCGGGCGCATATAGGCCGCAAGGTCATACAATACGCCGACAGCGTAGGCAATCAGTTCATCGCTGTTCTTCGCTTCGTTGACCGCATCGTCATCGGCCTCGACAGGGATGCCGATGGAGGCGGTAATGGTGTCTGGTGTGTTGTCGCCTATGTGACGAGTAGCGGTGAGCTCAAATTTCAGGATGTTAGTTTCCATAATATATTCTCCTTTGTGTTGATGTGTGCTTGCTACACTTTCAATTCTAGGCCGTTCGTATAGGCGGTCAACTACCACACTGCCCTGAAATCCGGCTTGGCCGGATTTTCCGAAAATTTCTTTTGGAAACAAAAAATAGCCCGCACAGAACTGAATCTGTACGGGCTGGTATTAGTCATGAGGATGTTCGTGGCAGGGTTCAGGCGGCATACCATGCGGGTCAGGCTCGGGGAAGCGACCATGGTCCCCGATGATTTCCGAAGTACGGATACCGTTCGCTTTCCGACATGCCTCGATGGTCTTAGAAAGCACTTCCTTGACATCACGCGGGTTCTTGATACGACGGATATCGATTTCCGGCGTCATAGCATCTGTGGAACAGAGATGGATGCTGCCGACACGGCAAAGGCGCTCATAGAAGTTCTGCTTGAACGCGATGTCCCGGACACGGTACAGCTGAATCTCGTCCTCGCGCAGGTTAAAGCAGCCACGCTGGATGATGAGTTTGGTCTCGGTCAGGGTGTACTTCGTAAAAGACAGCGGCAGAGAAAAGATGGTGTGGCGTTTTCGGTCGGTCCAGAGAATTTTTTCTTTGTCCAAGTCGATACCGAACTCGCCGTTTTTGAGGGTGGACATGGTATGGCTCCTTTCGTTATGGGATTTATTTGGGTTGTTGGTATTTGAGTTTGGTGCTGGATGGCTGTTTTTATTATTTTCATTAAGTGGGGCAAGGATACCCGTGACTTTAGTCGTGGGAAGAATTGCCCCTTCACTTCCTTTCTATAATGTAATTTGTTGCAGCTTCTAATAGCCGCAATTTTTTGTAAGATATACTGTTAGAAGCAACAGTACCGTCCAGCTTCTTTAGAGCAAAGTATCCAGAAGTGCGTCTGCCTGTAATAAAGCATTCTGTGCCGTTGTAGGCTACTTTGTCCCAAAGCCGATAGCCTTTTACGATGTACGGCGCTTGATTAGCCTTGCGTATGCCGCCTTTCAGGATAGTTGCTTTATGCAGTTGTCTGTTATGGTGACGCACCGCTTTTGTGTAGTAGCAAGTATCACAAGGTATAGCCAATGGATTCTTGCTAATGCAGCGTGCATCGTTGGTGTGGCTTTTAGGGATACCATTCTTTTCGCGCAAGCACTTGGTTATGTAACCATAAGTTCCTTGTACAGGAATTTTTAACTCTTTACGCAGGCGCTCCATAAGTGTTTTGCGCATAATACCCATAAAAGCTGCATCTTTGAGAGGCTTGCCCCGCTTTTTGCCGTCAAGCGTTACCTTTTCGGCGTGAAGTGCTTTATGGCAAGCCTTACAAAGAGTGATAAGATTGTTGGGAGCATTGCCGCCTGTTCTACGGGTCTCTATGTGATGCACATGTAGCTTTACACCTTTAGTCTTTGTAGAATGTGCTCCACAGCACTGACAAGTGTAATTGTCACGTTTTAGTACATATTGACGTACATTGTATTCGTCATACATTTCACCAAGCTGGTAGTCTGTGCCTACCGGCAGAGGCTTACCTTCCAGCATCGCTTTCAAGCGCTGTGTATCAAACTCTGCCGTTTCCACTCTAACGAGCGTAACAGGCAGGATACGGCACGCGTGCTTGATGAGCGTAATATGTTCCTGAATCTTAACTTCTACCGATGGTGCTAACCAGCCTTTATGTTTGCTATGTACTCTGTTGTTGAAACGCGGCGCTCGATAGCGGGTTTTGCGGTTTCGTCTGCTGCGTCTGAAAGCACGTCGTGCAGAAAGCAAATCAACCACATCATTGCGTGGAGTTGCTTCTTCGCGATAGAGTTCGTGCTTTTCAGTAGTAGCAGATATGCCGATATGCTTACTGCCTGCATCTACGCCCAAAGTAACAGGTTGTTTGTATCCTGCACTTCCATACAGGAGTTTGACTGTAAACGGTGTGCGTTTTATAACATATGCTTTTTTCTGCTTTAACAATAAGCGAGCCTTGCGTGGGGAACACGGCATCAAAGGCTCGCCGTGCTTGTTAAGTACATACACATATTGCATGATACCATGCTCCTTTCTATTAGTGTGACAGCTAATGATAAGCTGTCCTCTCCTCCGGAGAGGAGTTGGAATCCTTCCCCAATGTCATAAGCGGTTTGATGCAGCCACACCTGTTGTCTTTACCCCAGATTTTTTTGATGTGCTGCCTTAGAGCGTGCAGTTAGGATTGACGCCACACGGTAACTATCTATTCGCTTATAACGGGGCACAACTTAATGTGCAAAGGGTAGTCAACACACCCTTTCGGGCACAGCTGAAATCACAGACTCGTGTTTCCACAAGCCCGCGACTTCAGTCGTGGGTTATTGAC